TCTTACCATGTGGGCTGGAGTTTCAAAAATGTTTAAGACAGGATTTTCTTTATTGATGGCAAAAGCATATTTGGATAAATATCCAGAATCAGTTTTGCTTTTCTATGATTCTGAATTTGGATCTCCACAATCATATTTCCAATCATTTGGAATTGATTTGGAAAGAGTTTTCCATACACCAATTACAGACATTGAACAGTTGAAGTTTGATCTAATGCAACAGATCAATAATATTGAACGAGGAGATAAGGTTATTGTTCTTATCGACTCTATTGGTAATCTTGCATCTAAGAAGGAAGTAGACGATGCTCTTGAAGGAAAATCTGCTGCTGATATGACTAGAGCAAAGCAAGTTAAGAGTTTATTTAGAATGGTTACACCACACCTTACTCTAAAAGATATTCCTATGGTTGTTATTAATCATACATACAAAACTATGGAGTTGTATGCAAAGGATGTTGTTGGTGGTGGATGTGTAGTTGAAGATACTATGATTCAAACACCAGAAGGAGTTAAACCCGTACAGGATTTTGTAGTTGGTGATATTGTAAAAACCTTACAAGGTGATAAAGAAGTAACTTCTGTTTGGAATCCAGATACTTTAGATGAAGGTGAACCTGAATGTTTTGAAATTGAATTTGAAGATGGATTTAAAGTAGTTTGTTCAGATAAACATAAATTTTTAATTGGTGATGTTTGGGTTGAAGCTAAAGATCTGATTGTAGGTATGGAGTCAGTAGTATATTAAGATTCAGAATTTTATAAATAGTTTATAGGAGGTAACTATGAACTATTCTAAAATTTATAACAATCTTATACAAGATGCAAAAGACAATCCAAAATCGGACTTATATAAAGAAACACATCATATTATACCAAAGTGTATGTTTGGGGATGATAGTCTTAATAATTTAGTAGAATTAACTGCTAGACAACATTATCTAGCTCATTGGTTATTATACAAAATTTATAAAACTAAAGAACTTGCTCATGCATGGCATTGTATGAGTGTAATTGGAATTGGTCAGAAAGAAAGATCTATAAATTCTCATCTTTTTGAATATTGTAAAAAAGAAAGAAATCGTATTTTATCAGAAGAATATTCTGGTTCAGGTAACAATTTTTTTGGCAAGAATCATACAGAGGAAACGAAGATAAAACTTTCTAAAATTCATTCTGGAAAATGTTATAAAACACCAGAACAGATTAAAGAATGGGTTAACTCTGTAGCGAAAAGAAAAAAGACTACTGAACATAAGTCTAAAATAGGTAGAAAAGGTCTTGTTATGCTTCAAAATATATATACAAAAGAGATAGTTAGAGTACCTTTTGATGATTCTAGATGTGATGACTATGCATGGGTTAATCCTAGAAAATTATCCCCAGAGATAAAATATAAATGTGAATATTGTGAAATTATTACTACACCATCTAATCTAACTAGGTGGCATAATGAAAATTGTAAAAGGAAACCAAAATTATGAAAATTAAATCAATTAAACCTGTAGGAAAACAAAAAGTGTTTGATTTGTCAGTTAAAGATGCTGAACACTATATTTTAAAGAATGGTGTAGTAACACATAACACTGGTTCTTATTATTCAGCAGATAATATCTACATTCTTGGAAGACAGCAAGAAAAAGATGGAACTGAAATTAGTGGATATAACTTTATTATTAACGTAGAAAAGTCTAGATATGTTAAGGAAAAGTCCAAGATTCCAGTTAATATTTCTTTTGAAAACGGTATTTCAAGATGGTCTGGTTTGATGGATATTGCTCTTGATTTGGGTTTCTGTACAAAACCTAAAGTTGGTTGGTATTCAAAAATTAATGTTGATAGTGGAGAAGTTGAAGATAAGTTATATAGATTAAAGGATACTATGAATAAAGATTTTTGGGATTCTATTTTGAATTCTGTATCTTTTAAGAATGCAGTATATGAAAAATATGCAATATCTTCAGGTTCAATAATTAAAGATGATTCTGAAATTGTTCATATTGAATCATCAGATGAAGGAGATGAATAATGAATATATATGAAGAAGGAGTTGACTATTCTTTTGTTCCATATGATAATGAATATGCATCAATAAAGATACTTGATGGTGAATATGAAAACACAATTTATATGTATGGTAATGTTAATTTTGATGAAACGGATGGACAAGCATACCTAAGTTTTAATTACGAGATTCTTGATAGTGATTTAGATAAAACTATCTTAGAAGATGATGAAGATTTCAAACAATATATTGGTGATATTTTATCCTCAATATTGATTAAGAAACTTGAACAGGAGAAAAAAATTCATGAATTTGGAACAGTTGATATTGAAGAGTCTAATAGTAAATGAGGAGTATTCTAGAAAAGTTTTACCTTTTATAAAATCAGAGTATTTCTCTTCAAGAGAAACTATTTTACTATTCAATGAAGTTCAAGAGTTCATTTCTAAATATAATTCAAATCCTACATATGAAGCTTTAATTATAAATGTAAATGATAAGAAGATTACTGATGAAGAATATAAAGCATCTATACAACTTTTAGATGATATTAAAGATCTTGAAATAGATAATAGTAATCTAGATTGGTTGATTGATAAAACTGAAAATTTTTGTAAGGAAAAAGCAGTATATAATGCGGTTGCTGAATCTATTCAGATCCTTGATAATAAGAAGAAAGATGTTGATAAAGGAGCAATTCCTAAATTATTGTCTGATGCGTTAGCTGTTTCTTTTGATCAAAGTGTTGGTCATGATTATATAGATGATTATAATAGCAGATATGATTTTTATCATAAGAAAGAAGAGAAGATTCCCTTTGATTTAGATTTTTTCAATAAAATAACAAAGGGAGGTCTGCCTAAGAAGAGTATTACTATTATTCTAGCTGGTCCTGGTAGTGGTAAATCTCTTTTCATGTGTCATTCAGCATCAAATTGTTTAATGCAGGGTAAAAATGTTTTATACATTACTTTGGAAATGGCAGAGGAAAGAATAGCAGAAAGAATCGATGCTAATATTCTAAATGTAAGATTGGATGATATAGTAACACTAACGAAAGAACAATACGAAAAGAAATTTAGACAGTTGAGAGATAAAACTATTGGTAATTTAATTATCAAGGAATATCCTACTGCTTCTGCAAGTGTTGTTCATTTCAGAACATTATTGAATGAACTTAATTTGAAAAAGAATTTCAAGCCAGATATCATATATGTTGATTATATGAATATTTGTACATCATCAAGAGTTAAAACAGGATCTAATGTAAATTCTTATTCATATGTAAAAAGTATAGCTGAAGAAATTCGTGGATTGGCAGTTGAGTTTAATGTTCCAATTATGACTGCTACTCAGATGACTAGATCTGGTGCTACTAATTCAGATCCTTCTATGGAAGATGTTTCTGAAAGTTTTGGTACTGTTGCTACTGCCGATATGATTTTTGCTCTAATAAATACTGAGGAATTTGAGCAGATCAATCAGATAATGGTTAAGCAGATTAAAAATAGATATTCCGATCCAACCACTAATAAAAGGTTTATGATAGGGATAGATAGAGCTAAGATGAAATTATATGATGTTGAGAATAGTGCTCAATCTAATATATCAGATAGTGGACAATCTTCTACTCCAGATTCTGAAAATTTTGCATGGAATCCTAAAGATAAATTTGAAAAGAAATCCTTTAGTGGATTTAAAATATAGAGGTTATTATGAATAGTTTAGTGACAATAATCACACCAACCACCGGAACGAAATATCTAAAAGATAATATAAAGTCAGTTCAAAATCAAACTTACAAAAATATCCAACATTTAGTAGTTATTGATGGTAGAGATCATCTAGATAAAGTTTCTGATATTGTAAAATCCATTACTCCGTTAAATAATATTGATATCATTCCTCTACCATATGCAACAGGAACTGATAGATATAATGGGCATAGAATATATGGTGCTTCTATCTATCTTTGTAAAGGAGATTATATTTGTTTTCTTGATGAAGACAATTGGATTGATGAAGATCATGTTGAATCATTGGTAAATTCCATTGGAAATAATAAATGGGCTTTTGCTATGAGAAAGATAGTAGATTCTGATGGTACTTTTGTTTGTAATGATGATTGCGAATCTCTTGGAAATTATCCTTCAGTTCTAAATGAATCTGATTATTTTGTTGATGTTAATTGTTTTTTCTTTTCAAAAGAAGTAGCTCTTAATAGTTCTATGATTTGGTATAGAAAAGCTAGAGAGCCAAATGTTCCAGAAGTTGACAGGATGTTGACATATCTTTTGAGAGACAATAATCTCCAAGCTAATTCTTCTAAAAAATATACTGTAAATTATAGAGCGGGTAATACCGACATTTCAGTTAAAAAAGAATTTTTTATGCAAGGTAATCAGATAATGTTGCAAAGATATAATGGAAATCTTCCTTGGAGTAATTAATGAAAATTCATATTTCAAATAATTGGTGTAATACCGAGCAGTTTTTTGTATATAAATTATTGAAGAAATATTTTAATAATGATGTAGAATTGACCTCTGATCCTATTAATTGCGATATCTTTATACATTCTGTATTTGGTAATGATGATTATTACAAAACAACTAAAGCAAAATTTAAGATATTTTGTTTATGGGAGACTAGATTTTATTTAGATATTGCAAAGGAAAGAATTCAATATTCTGATTTATCTCTTACATATATGCCTACTGAAGGAAAGAATATTAGATTTCCTCTTTGGTATATGTGGATTGATTGGTGGAATGAAAATAGTGGTGATGAAGTTACTGTAGTTTGTGGTCAATCCCATCATTATATTGGAAAAAATACTTTGAAAGATGAATGGGTTCCAACAATAAACAATATAAAAACTAACATATATACTTCTGGATCTGTTTG